CAAGTTTATTGCGGTAATCAAAAACGCATCAGGCACGACCATTGCAAAACTGAAAGCCCCGATATTTCATGGAACTACCGACAAAGGTGTGTTCAACATCAGCCGCATATTGCAAAACTATGTGACCTACGATTTTACCCAAAACCTGACCGCAATCAGCAAATGCAATAACAGCTATCTTGCATACAGCGTGGAATTTGGCGAGGAGTATGGCGGCACGGAATACCTGAACCTTGCATCCGACACGGGTAAATATGTGTGGAACGGACTGTTTAATCTGTACGGCAGCGAAACACCCGACACTTACAAGATAAATGTAACACCTAATTCCGCCAAATTTCTCACCCGTGTACGGCCAAGAATTGTGACCCGTGAGCAGTACGACTACTTGTATTTTTTGCTGCTCGGTTTTAACATCGAACCAAAGGTGATAGCATACAATGCCGCAGGTTCAGTCATTGCCACAAGTTATTTAAAGTTGCCTTGGACTCCAAGCACAGCAGACACATCACAATTCATGGTTAGATTTGGTGCAGGTGTGGTTCAGTTAAATGCACTCACAGCAGGGGAGTTGACATCGGGAACACCCGGTAGTGTTGTGCCTGTTGGCACGGCATATTACACCATACAGTTCACCCAGACGATTGGTGGCAATTTCAGCGAGGTGTACCGCTTTGATGTGGTGGAAGAATGCAGCAAATATGTGCCGCAATACCTTTACTTCCTGAACCCGTTGGGTGGCTTTGAAAGTGTTCGGTGCAGCATGGCATCACGTGACAAATACAGCGTTAGCAGAAAGCAGTTCAAACGCAATAACTACACCCTGACTGGCAACACATTTGCGTATGACAAAACAAAGCATGGGATGACTTCCTATGCTACCGAAAAGACAAAGCAGGTTGTCCTGAACACAAACTGGCTGAATGAAGTTGAGTTTGAGTGGTTGCAAGATTTGATTGCATCCCCGGTGGTTTTCTTGGGTGACATTCCTGTCAATATCACAGACACCAATTATGAGGTGTTTGATTATATTGACGGCCCGAACAACCTGCAAATCACAGTTGAATATACAGAACCCGAAAGGTTGCAAAACGCATGAACAACGTAAGATTAGTTTGTGGTGGGTACAGCGTTGACCTACCAAGTGATTTCGGAATACAGATAAACAAATCCATTGCCGACATCCGTGAACCTGAAAGCAGATCATCGGATTGGACAAAGACGTTCACCCTGCCCGGTACAAAAACAAATAACAAGCTGTTTACCCACTTGTTTGATTTGAATTTGAGCATCCGCAACACGACATCCACCAATTTCAGCCCTGATTTCAACCCGAACTTGAAAGCCGATGCGCTGCTAACGGTGGATGAAGTCACCCAGATAGAAGGTTTTATCCGTTTGTTGTCGATTAAGGTGAATGATTTAAACCAAATTGAGTATGAATGCTCAATGCACGGGGAGTTGGCTGACCTGTTTGCCAAGATTTCAGATGCCAAACTTGAAGACTTGGACTTTACCGAGTACAATCACGTGCTGAATGCGACCAACATATTCAATTCATGGGACACTTCGATAATCAAAAACAGCAGCGGATATGTTAATTTCAGCGGTGGCGCACCCATTGGTGAGGGATATGTGTACGGGTGGGTTGACCCCGGTATTTATGCCGATTATAAGAAATTAGATTTAAACGATGTCACCCCGTATATCTATGCGAAAACGGTGGTTGATAAAATATTTAGCGGTGCAGGGTACACATACAGCAGCGGTTCGTTTTTCAACACAGCGCAGTTCAAAAGATTGGTTGTGCCGTGTCCATCTCGGATGCCGTTCCTTTCGGAAACCCAAATACAAAATAGGCAGTTTGAAGCAGAAATACCAGCAGCGAGTGGTACAACATATTCATCAGGACAGAAAATTCTTTTTACAAGTGAAATAAGCGACCCATCAAATCAGTATGACTCAGCAACATCTATATTTACAAATGATTATTCTGGGCAACGCTATGACTTTTTTTTATACACAAACGCATCCATAACAAACGTAGACCCAAATTCTGATTATTCTGTTTCTTATTTCTTATATGTAAATGGTATAAAATTAAGAACAAGTCAACCAATATATAAGTCAACTACATCAGGCACTTCATTTTCTATTGACAATACTGTTGTTTTTGAAAACATTGTTTTAAATAGTGGCGATTATGTTGAAATCAAATTTGATGATGTTTATGTGTTTGAAGCTGCTGTAAACAAATATGTACCAATATCAAATACATACACACAAAATTCTGGCAGCAAGTTTTACAACGGAATTGTAGATGGTATTTACGGCCTTGGAGATACAATGGATTTGACGGGGTTTTTCAATGGTGTAGAAACAAAGCAGCGTGAATTTATGCGGTGGCTTTTCACCATGTTCAATCTTTACATCGAAGCTACCGAAATTGATAAAACGCTGGTGGTTTTACCGCGTGAGGAATTTTTGCTCAATACGGTCAGGGATTGGACAGAAAAACGGGATTTATCGCAGCCGCTTGAAATTACCCCGATGGGTGAACTTGAAGCAGGTAAATATATCTTTACCTACAAAGAGGGTGACGATGACGGCAATAAGAACTACAAAGAGGACTATGCACGGATTTATGGTGACAGACAGATATTGGTTCAAAATGACTTTGTGAAAGATGAAAAGAAAATCGAAGTGGGCTTTGTACCGACATTGATTGTCAAGCCACAAAACGAATTGGATAAATACCTACCTGAAATTCAGACTGCATCCGAAAGCACAAAGTCAGGCAACTTGCGGATATTGCAGTACAAGGTGAAAACGTGCGGTAACTATTACGCAACCGAAGGAAAAAGAAGGGGTACATTTGTACCGCCTTTTACCATTGAAACCAAATATCCTTTCATGGGGCATTTGGATGATCCGTTGGCTTCGACAACCGACATCAATTTCGGGCTACCCCGTTACATCGGTTTGCAGTCAAATACACCCGTAACCAACAACAACCTTTATAATGCCTATTGGCGCAAGTACATCAATGAAATCACGGACAAGGACAGCAAGTTGGTAAAGGGTAGTTTCTACCTTACCCCGGCCGACATGGAAAAGCTGTCATTCCGTGACTTGTATTTCTTTGATGGCAATTACTTCCGCCTGAATAAGATTGAGGACTATGACCCGATTAACCCATCGGTAAATATCTGTGAGTTTCTGTTCCTTAAAACAGGGCCTACATTCACAGCAACAACCGGAAGCGTGGGCGGTGGTGGTACGCAGTCAAGTGGTGGCGGTGGTGACACACAGGAAACCGAAAAAGACCCGATTGGTGGCGGCAACCTTCCCGGTAAGGTAATCCAAAACAAAGGGTTTTCGCTGGGTGACTTCAATGCGGTGGGTGATGGCATTGTTGCCGGGGATGCGGTGACAAACTACGGCAGGGCAAATGCTGCCTTTGCGACAAGCGGAACAACATTCCTTCCCGATAGTGAACGCAGCATCGTGATTGGTGAGGGTGTGCAGAATGTAGGGGCTGACGAAGTATGGCTGCAAGGGCAGTTGATGACAGCAAATAATTTTGGCACAAATCGTTTTGCTTTCCCGGCTAACAATTATACTCTTCAATTACATGACGATATAATTATTTCGCTTGGAACAGGAAACCACACATTGACATTACCTGACGCATCAACCGCATCCAACAAATTATATTGGATTGTAAAAAAAGGTGCGCAGGGAACACTCACCATTGACGCATACGCAGACCAGTTGATTGACGGGGCAGCAAATTACACAATAAATAATCATTACGGAACGGCTTGTCTTGTATGTGACGGGACAGAATGGTACGCATTAACAAACAAATAAAATGGCAGAAACAATAGTTGGAATAAAACTTAACGCATCGGTAAGCGGTGCGGAACAGGTTAAAAAGTTAAAAGAAGAAATCAAGGCGGCCGAAGCCGAAGCCAAAAAGATTGCAAAAGAATTTGGCGAGAGCAGCAAGGAAGCACAGGCAGCAGCCGAAAAGGTTACCAAATTAGCGCAAGGGCTTGACAGCTTCAAATCTATAAAAACCCAAATCAGGGAAGCTACGCAGGAAGCTGCAAGGTTATCACAGCAGTTTGGTGAATTTTCACCCGAAGCAGCGGCAGCAGCTCAAAAGGTTGCAGGGCTTAAAGACCAAATGGATGACCTGAATGAGAAAATTCAGGCATTGCATCCCGACAAGTTTAACCGAATAAACACCATAGCCAAAGGTGTTGCAAATGGCTTCCAAGCTGCGCAGGGTGCAATGGCTTTGTTTGGTGCTGAAAGCGAAGATGTGCAAAAAGCCCTTTTAAAAGTGCAAGGTGCAATGGCACTCGCACAGGGATTGGAAGGATTGGATGCAGCAGGTAAGCAGTTGAAAACACTTGGAATGCGTGGCATCGAAGCGTTCAAAGGAATGACCACCGCATCAAAAGTATTTTTAGCTACCGGGCTTGGATTGCTATTGGCTGGTCTTGGTGCGGTTGCCGCATACTGGGATGAGATTGCCGTTTCGCTTGGCTTTGCCAAATCCGAAATGGAGAAGATGAATGATCAAATCAACATCGCTGGTCAGGCCACAAGAACCCAAGCAAATGATTTAAACTTCTACAATAGCGTAGTTCAGGACACCACGAAGTCGGAAGCCGAAAGGAAGTTTGCCCTTGAAAAGTTAAAGGAAGCAGGGATTGAAACCAATGACATAAACCTTGACAATGCGGACTCAATGAAAACATTGACTGACCGCACCAAAGAAAATATATTGGTAATTGCTCAACGTGCAAGGACAGAAGCAGCGGCCCAAATCTTGCAGGAAAAAACCAAGCGTTTATTGGAGTTGCAAAACAGCGACCTTAACGAACAGACTTCTGCATGGGATAACTTTTACGCTGGGGCAGTTGGTGCGTTAATGGGCATAGACAAAGGTGCGCAGGAGTTGGGCAAAAGGGGTTTGAAAAATCTGCAAACCGCACAGCAGGAAGTTACCCAAGCGCAGGGTCTTTACGACAAGCAATTAAAGGCAGGTTTCCCGAATGAAGCGAAGGCGTTGGAAAATCAGGAAAAGGCAAAGACCGCAATCGAAAAGCGCAAAAAAGCCCAAGAAGATGCAGCCAAAGCAGCAGAAAAAGCGGCACAGGATGAAAAAGCAAGACAGGCAGAATTGGCAAAGCGTTCCGAACAACTTATATTGGATGCGGAATTAGTGGGTAAAACCGAAGTTGAACGTGCTGAAATACTTGCCAAGCGTAAATTTACAGCCAGTGTCAAAGGATTTAAGGAAGGTTCAAAAGAGTATTTGGCAGCCGAAAAGTTATTCAATGATGAAGTACGGATTGCACAGGAAAAAGCGGCAACAGAAGAAAAATCACGAAAGGAAAAAGAACAGGCCGATGCAATAAAGGCAACCGATGACTACTACAAAAAACAGCAGGTTGCACTTATCGGGAATAATGAAGCCCTTGCACAGCTTGAAGTTGAGAGATTACAAGCCCAAATAAATAATGCAAAGCAATTTGGTCAAAGCACCGTTGATTTGGAATTGCAACTTGCCCAAAAGAAAAAGGAAATTTACGATGCTGATAAAAAGGCAAAAGAGGATAGCGAAAAGGCAAAACAAGAAGCACAAATGGCAACATTAAATGAAGCCGTAAATGCTGTTGGTGCGCTTGGTGGTATCTTAAAAGAGGGAAGCGATGCAGCAAAGGCAGCGGCACTTTTGGATATTGCAATCAAAACAGGTGTAGGTTTTGCACAGGGTTTGGATATTGCTCAAAAAGGTGCAGCAGCAACAGGCCCAGCAGCCCCATACGCATTCCCAATATTTTACGCACAACAAGTCGCAGCAGTATTGGGCGCGATGTCACGTGCAAAAGCTATTTTGAAAGGTGGTTCAGGTGGAGCAGGTGGCGGTGGCGGAATGGGTGCGGTAGGTGCTGCCCCTTCACCAATGACTCCACTCACAGGCGGTGCGCTACCCGAAGAAGGGCAGTTTGGTGGCATGGGTAGAGTGTACGTTCTTGAAGGCGACATCACCAAAACGCAGACCCGTGTTCGCAGGTTAAGAAATACAAGTGTCGTTTAAACCTACTTTTATAGATATGGAATTACCAGTGTATAAAATTGTGGTCAATGATGATGACGAAACAGGCGTGGAGTTTGTTTCTCTCGTTGACCGCCCAGCCATACAAAAAGACTTCATGCTGTTCAATGAGCAATTTGTTGAACCGGGCCCGACTGAAAACGAAGATGAATTTATCAGCCGTTGCATCCCGGTAATGATTGGCGAAGGAATGGAGCAGGAACAAGCCGCAGCCGTGTGTTACAGCAAATGGGAAAGCAGACAGAAATTTGAAAGCTACTCGGACTATCCCGAAGCGGCCAAAGAAAATGCAAAGGTTGCTTTGCGTTGGGCAGAAGAAAACGGATGGGGTGACTGCGGAACTGCGGTGGGTAAAATCAGGGCAAACCAGTTAGCTAACGGTGAAGCCATTACCCGTGACACTATTGCAAGGATGGCAGGGTTTGAAAGGCACAGGCAAAACAGCGACAAGGAATTAGGTGACGGATGTGGCCGCCTGATGTGGTTGGCTTGGGGTGGTGACGAAGGTATTGAATGGGCAAGTCGCAAATTGCAGCAGATTGATATGCGTCAGGCATACTCGGTTCAATCCGAAGAAAAGCGGATTGTCACCGGCCCGGCAATGTTGGCCGATTTACCCATTTACCGCTACGATGATATCAGGGGTGAGTACTACGTTACATTCGATGCCGACACAATTTGGAAGATAGCCAAGAAATTTGTGCGCAATGATGCCTACAAAGCAGTCAATACCGACCATGCCAACCCCGTGAAAGAGGGTGTCCACATGATTGAGAGTTACTTCATTGACCGCAAACGTGGTGTGATGCCACCGACCGGCTACGAAGATGCAAAGGATGGCAGCTGGTTCCTGACCTATTTAATAGACAACGAAGAAATTTGGGCGAAAGTTAAGGATGGCGAATGGAAAGGATTTTCAGTTGAAGGTCTTTTCGACATGGAAGAACAGGATGAAGTCCTTGAAATGATGCGTGAAATTACCGCCATGCTGAAAAATTTTGCATAGGGCAAAACATAACTACCTTTTAAGATATATGGAATTTAAATCAGAATTAGCCGAAATGAAAGCATCGCTGATGGCATTTATGTCAGAAGTGAAGCAGCGTTTCAGCGAAGAACCTGTGCCTGCTGCGTTTGGTGAGTTGACTTTGGTTGACGGAACTATCGTGGTTTTTGAAGGTGAGGAACTTGCAGCCGGAATGCTCCTGAATGTTAAAGGCGAAGAAGGCATCGTGCCTGCTCCCGATGGAGTGCATGAAACTACCACTGGTCTTTTGGTGACAACCAAAGATGGTGTGGTTGAAATGATTGAAACCAAAGAAGAAACTCCCGTTGAGGAAGTTGAGGTTGAAAATCAGTTTGCATCCGTTGAGCAGTTCGACGCACTCCGTGCCGCTAACGAAGAACTGGCAGCGAAAATCGCTACCCTTGAAACTGCACTTGTAAACATTCTTGGCAAAGTTGAAGAAACTTTCAGCGTGTTTGAAAAGTTTGCAGCCACCACCCCTGAACCGACCAAAAAGCCATTCGGTTCAGTTAAACCCGAAAAAGAGGAAAATTTCTTTGGCTTTGTTTCCGCAATCAAATCAATCAAAAAATAAAATAAAATCATGGCATTTGACGTAACAGGTCTCACCAATTACACCAAAGAAGAGAGCTTAAACCTTCTGACCAAAGCGATGTTCACCGCCAAAACTGCACGTCTGTTGCAGGGTGCTGGACAGGTTCTCCCCGGTATCAAATCTGCTGAAATACTGCCTTTGCTGTATTCAGACGTTTACTTCCAATCTGACAGCTGCTCTTATCAGACAAGCGGTAACACTACCCTGTCCAAGCGCACCCTGACCGTTGGAAAAGTTAAGGTTCAGGAAACTCTTTGCCCCAAAGACCTTGAAACCAAATACACACAGAAAGCTCTTGCCGCTGGTGAAGCTATCGACATGGGTGTATTCACCGAGCAAATAGGTGCTGAAAAAGCTGCCAAAATTGCCGAAGCTATCGAAACTTCAATTTGGCAGGGTGATACCACAGGCGGTGCTGGCAACTTGGGTTACTGGGATGGCTTCCTGACTATCCTCGGAGACCTCGGTTTCGGTGGTGCAGGTGACCCTATCAAAGGTAACGTGGCTAACGCTTACGCTTCTATCACTGCTTCCAACATCGATGACATCATCACTACCATTTACAGCGTTATCCCTGCTGAACTGCTTGGAAAACCTGACCTGATGATTGCTATGGGTACAGATACTTTCCGTCTTTACAGACAGTGGTTGGTAACTGCTAACCTGTTCCACTACCCTGCAAACGAAATCGCAGAGATGGAGATTGTTGACCCTATCACTGGCATCAAGATCTACGGTCTGCACGGTATGAACGGCACCAACAAAATCGTTGCTGGTCTGTGGTCAAATTTCTTCTTGGGTACTGACATGATGAACGAAGAAGAAGAGTTTGAATTTATCTTCAATCCTTTCGAGCGCAGAGTACAATTCCACACCGCCTTCAAATACGGATGTCAGGTTGCTTACCCTGAGCAAGTTGTTCTTTTCACACTCTAATCATTTAACCGAATAGAGAAAGTTTAACCCGGGGGGTGGGGAAAAACCCTACCCCCCTTTAATTTAAAAAAAGAAATGAGTTGTGTTTTAACCACCGGATTTACCTTGGACTGCAAAACCGCAGCCGCAGGTATCAAAAATATTTGGCTCGTTGAGTTCGATGCTAAATCTACATTAACCAAATCATCAGGCGAAGTTTCTGCCCACACTTTGAGTGGTGGCAAAAGCTACTTCAAATATGAACTTGAAAAGGAAACTGGCTCCATGACTTGGAGAACCATTCCTTCAACCGAAAACGGAACTGTGTTTTACGAAGCTGACCTTGTTGCACGTTTGCACAAAGTTACCACTGCACAGCGCAACGAGATTAAACTTCTCGCACAGAACAGAATGTTAGCCATTGCCCTTGATGCAAGTGGTGACTACTGGCTGCTGGGTGCTGACTATGGTGTTCAGTTGCAGCAAAGTGAAACAAACTTCGGACAAGCGTTTGGAGATTTCAAAGGTCATGTGCTAAACTTTTTGCACAAAGAAACCGATTTACCTTTGAAAGTTCAGGCCGCTGTTGTAACTTCGCTGGGTCTTTGATTTTTTCATAGTG